TATCCGTGCCACCAGAGAGGTATGCTAATGCTATTCAGAACCTCAAAGAATCAGGAAAACTCGACGACCCAGACAGGTCCAGGGTGGTTATCGAAAAACCCTTTGGACACGACTATAAATCTGCTGATCATCTACAGTCAGTGGTGGAGCGACATTTACGCGAGAAACAAGTCTATCGCATTGACCATTATCTTGGCAAAGATACTGTTAATAACATTCTCGCTACTAGGTTTAGCAACATTCTGCTGGAACCTTTATGGAACCGTAATTTTATAGAAGAGATTCAGATCTTTGCTTCCGAGACTATCGGTTGTGAAGGTCGCTCACAATATTATGAGACTGCTGGTGCTGTACGTGACATGCTACAGAACCACATTCTACAAGTTCTAGCGTTGATTGCCATGGAACCCCCAAGCAAAATGGATGCAAGGGAAATCAGACGTGAGAAGACAAAAGTTCTCGCCGCTACTAGAATGAGCGGGAACATTATTCTAGGACAATACGATGGCTACCGTAGCGAAGAGGGCGTTGATCCTAACAGTGGTACTCCTACCTATTTTGCTGGGTCTTTATTCGTCGATAACTGGCGTTGGGAGGGCGTACCTTTTAACGTCATGACTGGCAAAAAACTACCGTACCAATGTGTAGAGGTAGTTATTAAACTAAAAGCACCACCGCTCAAGTTGTATGAAGGGGAAGTCAATGATCGTATCGTTATGCGTCTTCAGCCTAACCCACATCTTGATATTAGGATGGATATTAAGGCACCTGGACTCGATGATAGTTTGGAACTCGCTACACTAACCCACGATTACCCACAAGATAGAGCAATTGATGGTTATGAAAAACTTCTTTTTGATGCTATCAATGGGGACCAGTCCCACTTTGTACACGCTGATGAAGTCATGGAGTCATGGCGAATCGTTGATGATCTTCTCTGTACTGGTGACAGTTGTCCCATTCGTACTACTCCTTACATCTATACTGGCGGGTGGGGACCACAACACAAAGTAGACTTTATCACAGATTGGGACTATCCAGCATGAGTTTAAACAAACGTCATGGTCCACTCAGTAGAGAAGAAGTGGCAGAACACAGGGAACTACGAAAGAAGTTATACGAACGTATTAGACAACTTCGTATGACTGAGTATATTGATGATGATGAAGAACCAGAAATCTTCTTGGACGTATCATGATACTAGAATTTGCTAGATTTTGTGGTAGAACACTGAACAATCCATGGGCATGTGGTTTCATGGCATGGTGTTTGGTGTTCGTACCAATCATTGGAATGCACCTTGTCCATAAATATGGATGGGAACACTGGGAACCTTTCTCTAGGAGTCACAAATGAACCCCGTTATTTTAGTTGGGTGCTTTACACCCCTCATCATCATTTTTATCGTGATGAAACTTGCTGTTTGGGTTGATGCCGTAAATGCTGAACAGGATTATGTCAGACGAGAACCTTTACGAAAACGAGGACCCTTCCTGGAAAATCCATATGCTGATGTTGATGAGGAGGAAGAGGAATATGGAGATCGCACAGATTATAGATGATGCTCTAGAGGAGCATTATTCTGAACTAGGTCTGCCAGTTCCTAACTGGAAACGACAGAAGGATCCTCAATGGTGGATCGATTACCTGAAAGACTTAGACATTGATCCCGATAACCCATGAATGATGATGAACAAGACTATGACTATCAAGTCAACTTAACCATAGAAGATATACATCTTCTACACCACTGTATCCTAAAAAGAATTGAGAACTGGGAAGGTTCTCCCTCACGTCATCCGACTGAGCAGGAGCATCTTTGGTATCTAAGAGATTCTATGTATCGTATGATATTAGAATATAAATTTGAGAACATGTGATATGCTTATGAAATCTTAGCCATTCGTTACACTATTTTTTACTAGATACTGTATAATAAAAAAATAACCCCACGGAACGAACCAAAATGGAAGATGACCGTCAATTTTCAGATTTATCTATGTCACGTGCTGAGTGCCCCAAGTGTGGAGCAACTTGGATCAACGGAGAACATAGATGGTCTGGAACGGGTGTAAAAGGTAGCGAGTTAGATCTTGCTGGTTTGGTATGTAATAAACTGGGTGATTTCCAGTGTATCAATCCAGCGAAAGGGAAGGATGGTGGAGATACTTGGGAGAAGAGAATGGAAGACCTCGACAAGTTTGGGGAGAAGTACGACGAGGGAGAATCCCAGTGGTGGAATAAATAGTTACATATGAATAATATGTAATGGGTGCTGGAGACGACATTTATCTTGGTAATCCGCTTCTAAAGAAAGCGAACGTAAAGATTGATTTTACCGAGGAGCAAATTCAAGAATATGTTAAGTGTGCTAAAGATCCTGTATATTTTACCAAGAACTATGTACAGATCGTTTCACTTGATGAAGGTCTAGTACCCTTCAAGATGTGGGACTTCCAAGAAGAGTTGATTGAGAAGTTTCACGCCAACAGATTTAACATTGCTAAACTACCTCGACAGACTGGTAAGTCTACCACGGTGGTTTCTTATCTGCTGCACTATATTCTGTTTAATGACAACGTTAACATCGGTATCCTAGCAAACAAAGCATCCACTGCTAGGGATCTTTTAGCACGTTTGGCTACAGCATATGAAAACCTACCCAAATGGATCCAGCAAGGTGTGGTAGTATGGAACAAAGGAAACATCGAGTTAGAAAATGGCAGTAAGATATTGGCAGCTTCTACGTCTGCAAGTGCTGTCCGAGGTATGTCGTTTAACATCATCTTTCTCGACGAGTTCGCGTTCGTCCCAAATCACATTGCTGACTCGTTCTTTGCCTCTGTTTATCCTACTATTACGTCTGGTAAATCAACGAAGGTAATTATCATTTCTACCCCACAGGGTATGAACCACTTCTATAAGATGTGGATGGATGCTGTTAACGGTAGAAATGGATATACATTCCATGAAGTTCACTGGTCACAAGTGCCAGGTAGAGATGCTGAATGGAAGAAACAAACTATTGCTAACACGTCTCAGCGTCAGTTCACACAGGAGTTTGAGTGTGAATTCCTGGGATCTGTTGACACACTAATCTCTGCTGCCAAACTCAAGGCACTGGTGTTTGAAGAACCTATCACTAGGAGCAAGGGTCTGGATGTATACGAGAACCCAAAAGAAAAGAATGAATACTTAATGACGGTTGACGTTAGTCGTGGCATCGGTGGCGACTATTCTGCCTTCATTGTATATGACATTACTACTGTTCCATATCGTATCGTAGCAAAGTATAGGAACAATGAAATCAAACCAATGCTGTTCCCTAGTGTAATTAACGATGTTGCTAGGGGATATAACAATGCTTGGGTCATGTGTGAAGTAAACGATATTGGAGATCAGGTAGCATCTATCCTGAACTTTGACCTTGAGTATCCCAACGTTCTTATGTGTGCTATGAGAGGACGTGCTGGTCAGATTGTTGGACAAGGATTCTCTGGTAACAAGACACAACTCGGTGTCAAGATGAGTGTGACTGTTAAAAAGGTAGGATGTGCCAACCTCAAACAGATTGTAGAGGATGACAAACTTATCTTTAATGACTATGACATCATCAATGAGTTGACTACATTCATCCAGAAGAAACAATCATTTGAAGCAGACGAGGGATTCCACGATGACCTTGTAATGTGTATGGTTATCTTTGCTTGGTTGGTCCAGCAGGATTACTTCAAAGAGATGACTGATAATGATATTCGTCAACGTATCTATGATGAGCAGAAGAATCAGATCGAGCAAGACATGTCACCATTTGGTTTTATTACTACAGGACTAGAAGGTGATGAAGGTTTCGTTACTGATGGTACTGTCTGGTATGGTGACACTCAAGAAGATGTAGGATATATGTGGGACTATAGGTAATGGACTTAAGCGATCAGTTTTCTCTAGATCATCTAATATTCAAAGAGAGAACTTGCCGTTGCTGTGGCAAGACTAAAAGTTTGATGGATGATTTTTATCTGACAAGGAAAGATAGAGCAACTGTAGCGTCAGCATATTCATACGAATGTAAAGTTTGTACTGTAAAAAGAGTAATAGAGAGCAGGAAATCTAGGGATAGATCCAGTATGTGGGACTACCCAGATTGGTGATGTTCATGTTCTGTTTCCCCACTCAAGAAGTCCAAAAATCTAAATAATATTAGATTAATATCTGGATACCTACAGGAGAAAAACACATGGCAAGTCTTATCTCGCCTGGTATTGTAATCAAAGAACGTGATCTAACTGCTGGTGTAGTTGGTAACAGTCAAGCAATCACTGCTGCTTTTGCCTCAACATTTGCTAAAGGTCCCGTTGGAGAAATTACAACTATCAGCAGTCAAGCCGAACTAGTTGAAACTTTTGGCGCTCCATCAGCTGCCAACGCCGAAGATTATTTCGTTGCTTCCGAATTTCTAGGTTACGGCGGTAGACTCGCTGTAATCCGTGCCGAGACTGGCACAAACTCCGCCAACTCTGGCGCTAACGCTTCCCTCAACGTCAAGAACTCTGTTGATTGGATGAGCGGTCTGGGCACTGGCGAATCTTATGTTGCTAAGACTCCTGGTGAGTGGGGCAACTCTCTACGTGTTATCGTTGCTGACCGTGGCGCTGACCAAATCATCACCCTTGCTGGTACTCCAGCGAGTGCTCCAACCCCTGGTGGTGCTGTAACATTCAACCTTAGTGGTGGCGGTACTGCTACTGCTGAAGTTATCTCCTTTGCCGATCCTGTTCTAACCGTTGTACTCGACGATCCTACTCGTTTGATCACAACTGCTGACGAACTAGAAGATGGTGGCACAGACATTGCCGTCAGTTCTGTTGCTGACTGGTGGTCCTCCACTACTGTTGGTGGTGTTGCTCTTTCTTCTATCGGTCCTCGTCCTGGCACTTCTGCTTACGCTGCTGCTCGTGGCATCAAGTATGACGAAGTTCACGTTGCTGTTGTTGATAGCGACGGTGGTATCTCTGGTACTGCTGGCACCGTTATCGAGCGTCTGCTTTACCTCTCGAAACTAACTGATGGTAAGGGCGCTGAGAACCAAGCAACTTACTACAAGGCTGCTATCAACTCGGGTTCTGAGTACATCTACCACGGCACTACAGTTGTTGGTGCTTATGCTCCTGCTTCTGATGACGCTGGTGATGCCTGGGGTCAAGCATCTGGTGATGCTGGCGTATCTGCCTTCACCCTTGCTCTTGCTACATCTACTGATCTCAGTGCTGGTGACAGCGACTATGATTACACCTCTGGTGAAATCGTTGATGCTTACAACCTCTTCACCGAAGCAGACACTACAGACCTAGCATTCGTCATCATGGGTGGCGGCATGAGTTCTGAGACTGACAC